TCCGAAAGAATAAGAAATTTTTTCTCCATTATTGGATATAGTATTAAACATAAAAGCTCCATTGTTCTGTGATTCAGCTTTAGATAATACAGCAGCATCACCATTAGAGCCGATATTTATCCTAATTCTTTCATAATCGGCAACAACTGTATAGTCCTTCAAAACAGGGAGACCGGTCACCTTGCCGAAGTCGTTGATTCCGTCGAGATATAACGCACCATCAATTATTCCACTCTCTCCTTCCCAACCAATGTTGTTCAACTGGATGTTGTGACCACCTAAAAAGTCGATCAACTGCTCGTTAAACTCTGCGTGGTTCTCGTTAGTGATACCCTGCTTTTTGATGTTGTAGTACAACTGAGGCTTGATGATCTGTCCCGGACGGTCAAGGTTATAGTAGGCGATGATCTGATTGATTTCGTCAGTGGTCAGAACTTTATTAGCGATGAATCCTCCTGCGTAGGCAATTTTAACACATTTTCGAGGAACATTATTTGTATCAAGATATCCGATAACTGAAAAATAATCAGCAACTCCAGCAGCTGTAGGATAGCTAGCAGTGAAATCATTCTTATCTCCTAAAATATCATTGACAACCGTAACATTTCCTATCTCGTTAATACTTGGGGACGTATATCCACAAATATAATATTTGCCATTAAGGCCATTCCTTTCGAACATATTATTCCGGATAAACCTTTTGCCCAATACATTGACATGATCAGAGCCTATATCGGAAATATAGTTAATTATGCTAATGACAGTACATTCCTTGCTATCTCCTATCATTTCGTCAACGGTCTTTTCGCTGACGATCATGTCGTCTACTCCGTCTGTACATAGCCAGCCTTCGAAGTCGGGGAGTTGCTCGATAGTAACAGAACCGCCGGCGGATGTTGAGAATCCAATATTAATAGGTTCTGTGCCATTAAATAATGTATTCTTAGATTCAGGCAAATCATACACTCCATCAGAAGTAATAGCAATTGAAGTTCTGATAGCCGTATTGGTCTCACTAACATAAAAGTATCTTAATTCGCTAGTTAAATTAGTAACTTTTATTTTAAAAGCAGGAGTATCCGGATAACTAGAAGAATCTTCAATGGTTTTATAGATAATCATATGACCTATAATGCCATGATTTGTAGCAGATAGTTTATTATGTGTTCTAACAACTTCTACAGAGGCAGGAACAGTTTGATAAGTAGTAAAATCAGTTCCATACAGCCCATATCCACTACCCTCTGCAAATCCGAAGTTCAGCAGGCGCATGTCGTTCCCGTTGCCGGACAAGTCCTTCAAGATTGCCCGGTCAGGGTCGTCGTTAGTCTTGCCCCAGGTGGATATAGCCATCTTGACGCGGCTGAGTAGTTCGGGGTCGATGTAGGGACGACCGGACACCCCTACATCACGACCACCGATTCGATTTAAATCGACCCGGTTAAGACTCAGTTTATTTAAAGATAACCTGTTTAGCATTATTCTGCCTCCGTTAAGATACCTGTTGTTACCTCAGAATAGCTCTCAATGCGGATTGTTTTGGGGTAAACCAAAGCACTGAAATCACAGTCAAAAGTCTTTCCGGTGTTATTCTGTACGTTGGATGGCAGATATACCGGTTCGAAATCACCCTCCGTCGGAGTACGCTGAAAGATGTTCAAACGACTAGCTGCGGTTCGCTCAAGGTGGATGTTGAAATCGGCATTCACTACTGCTTCGGCAGCGTACAAGTCCTGATCTTCTATTTTTGTAAATTGTAAGTCCATGATTATTTCTCCTCTATTTTTAGTTTATAATTTCAATGGTAATCTCCTCTCCCTTCCTTTGAGCATCTTCAATCAATACGTTAAGTCGATCGGAAGTATATCGAGATTCTGTGAGACGGCCAACCTCAGTATTTTTCCCTACCAGGATACACCCAGCACTATCATCAGCGGTACTTCCCGGATGGATTAGTATACCATCAAAATAAGGTACATTAAGCAAACGAGGCAAATTGCGTCCGAATTTAGGGGACCAATTATATATCACTTTATATTTACCGGCAGGAATGGCTGTTTGTTCGGGAATCTTCTTTTCTGCGGAAAGATCGCGCAACCGATCCTCTAATGTGTTGCAAAACATATTTCCGTCAACGAACAGACGTCCAACTGTATATTTATCTTTTTTCCAAAGTCTTTCTACTCTTAACTCCATATATATTTCTCTATAATATTAAAATCAATACTAATGCCTGAATAACCTGACCGATAAGGCCTCCAATCAATGTCGCCGCAATATCAAGCCAGTCCCATTTGCCACCCCATTGTTTATCCTTGAATTCCATTCCTGCCGCCAATCCTGCGACAAACAAGATGGTAAGCAATGCGCCTGCCGGGATAGCATAAAGCAGGTGCTTAGGACGGTTACTTTCTTTGATCCAACTCATACTCTTTTATTTAGTAATCGCTTGGTGGCTGACGGTCTTTACATCCCCGAACTTCGCATTTCTTAAAATTTAAAGCCTGATTCTCAAGTTCCAGCTTTGCGTTTTTGGCCTGTAAATCCCGGATACGCTCACGGTCCTCATTCTTTTCAACATAAAGCTGGTCAATCTTAGTATCCAACTCGTGAACTTTAGCTTCTTTTTTCTCATAAAGTTCCTTCCATTCTGCTGCATACTGGCTGATGTTATCCGCTTCTGCTTTTTCAGCCTGGGCTGCTTCCCTACGCTTTTTGGAGTCGTAGAACATAAATGCACCCAACAGAGGAAGAAGGATTGTTGCAATAGCACTACCAATTAACGTTACGATTTGACTTATCTGTTCCATTATTTTTTATAGAATTTAAGCCAGGCAAAATAGTGGCTGTTCTCCAAGTAGTTGTTGTCTCTCTCTGCTAGACGGGCCTCCCTTTCAAAGGAGACCATGTGGTATGCATCACGATTGCAGATATTACCGATTAGGCGGATGCACCATTCGAGTACATACCATAGATAAAATATAACCGCAGATAATGCCAACCACCATGCTGAGTATCCGAAGATCAACCCTCCGGCCCATAGGAGTAATCCAGATGCAACAGTCAGTTCAATCCACTGACGGGCATGGACACATTCGTGATTGATAGTTGACTGCCTGGCATCTGTCTTGGACCATTTAGTAAATACCCAAGCAAACAAAGTGATGGTTGAATAGCTTGGAAATAAGATAGCTTTAGCAAGCCATGAGTCATAAAATACTTTTTTCATAAATATTTGTTTTTAAATTTCCAATTATTATTCTTTTGACAAAGCATTAATAACTGACAAACGATCAATAGCCCGAACAAAAAGCTCTGCATACTTTTTAAAAGATTCTGCTTGCTCCGTAGTTAGATCAACCACACCATTATTATACATTTCCCTTGCAATTTCTAATTCACCAATATCACCTGTGTTTTGATAAATTGCATTAGCAAACTTCTGCGATACATCGATGGTACTCTTGTTCCCTTCAATGTCTATTACTTCGATTTTTCTAAAGTCTATTCTCATCATAATATTTATACTTTATTTCTTCCTATAACTGCGACCTCAAATGCACTATTGATCCATCCTTGGTCCTTATGAAATGTCTTTACTGTAAAAGTATTGGCCTGTTTGTCTGATATTATACAAAGAGTCCAGTTTTCGTTCACACCTGTAGCTATTATAAAATAATTAGTGTGGCCTAATTCATGACGAAAAACATAGTTACCCGTATCAGTTCTGCTGACACTAGCAACATAGCATCCGTCTCCCCATCTGTCAGATATCCCACCTCCTGACGAAATACGCGCGGCCCATAACACTCCGGGAGCATCCCACTTTTCGTATTGACGTTGACCGAATAAATGCGATCCGTAACTTTCTATAGCCCCACCACCAGAAGTGTTAGCAATAATTCTTAACGCAATTCCTCCTTTACCATACGTGCTTAGATTAATACAGTCCTGATTATCATTACGTATAGACAAAAAAGGATATGCCCCTTGAGAAGAAACTCCTCCATACTCATTAATGCGCAAAAAACGAGTACCGCTAACCTCTAAAAGAATCTTTGCATCAGCTATATCTCTAGACACTATATTATTATCCTTTATCTCCCATCCTCCTAGAATAGCTCCAGATGTTACCACCAGGTTTTCAGTATTGATATTCTTGGCATCAATCATCGGAACTCCATCAACCTCTTTAAACAAAGCGATATCTTTGCCGGTGTTAGTTCGAATTACGGTGCTATTAGAAGTCAATATCAGCTTTCCATTAGCTGTATTTATCCCACCTTCAGCAGTTAATTCAAAACCTGTCTCATTATGTTTTATGGCTCCTTCGGTTATCATCCATCCCTGAGTCTTTTCAAGATTACCTACAAATATTCCGGAAGTTCCCAATACGTCAATTGTCGCATTCTGCGCTAGCAATACGTTTGTCGCAACATTAATAAACTCATTGAATTCATCCCATTTCGTAGAATCAAATGTAGAAGTAGATGTATGAGTTACCTTACAGAGTTTGTTATTCCCATTATAGATAACGGTATCAATAAACGCATCATTGTGATAATACTCAGTATTCGGTTTCCATTCTCCGCGTGGCCGGAGCATTGCACCCGGCAATCCAGTCTTTCCTTGTCCGCCGGTTAAACATGCAGGATCGCTCTCATATGTTGTATTATCAGTGTAAGTAACCTTAGTTTTAGTCCATATGTATTTGCCATCCTCCCACTTAGGAGCAGTCGTAGACCACGACCCACCTGTTAAGGTGCTGGAAGAAGTTGAGAGATAATACAGAACCTCAAAAGATTTTACCCCCTTACCGGAAGGTCCGGCACTCCCTGTTACACAGACCGGATCACTCGTCCAAGTTGTATTATCGGTATAAGTGACAACAGTTCGCGTCCACATGAATTTACCATCTGTCCAGCTTGGTACATTATACGACCATGAACCACCTGCCGGAGTGCTATAGGATGTAGACAGGTAATATTGTTCTCTGTAACTCTTTACTCCTATACCCGTTTCCCCCTTCGCTCCTGTGACGCAAACAGCATCTGTCGTAGTCGATGAACCATCCGTATAGGTGATAACTGACCTGGTCCACATATACTTTCCGTTTACCCATGTGGGAACACTCGTTGACCATGACCCGCCTATAAGAGAACTCGAAGAGGTAGACAGATAATATTGTTCTGTAATACTTGCCACTCCTTTCCCATCGGAGCCATTAGCTCCTTTAGAGCCGGTTATACAAGCCGGATCTGTTTCCGTTGTGGAACCATCTGTATATATGACCTTCGTTTTACTCCACATGTACTTTCCGTTTACCCAAGCCGGAGCAGTCGTCGACCAAGAACCACCGGAAAGAGAACTAGAAGAAGTTGAAAGGTAGTAAAGCACATCCACATCTTGTACTCCTATTCCATCATCTCCCGGCTTTCCGTTACTTCCATCCTTGAGAACAATAATGGTTTGCTGATCAACTAACACCACTCCCGAAGTCTCACTGTAAAGCCGGAACTGTATTTTACTGGTTATTCCTGATACTGCAATATCGTTTCCCGGAGTATATCCGTTTGCAGTTCCGGAATCGATGACATAGTCCATTGAATAACCGACAGGCAGAGATGACACTACAGTAGAAGCTCCGTCCGTCTTCATTATCCGACAGGAAACCTTTGAGACTTCACTGCTACCATCAGCATTCTTCTTTATTACGTTTACGGAAGGCTGCAAGGAATAGATGACAGCATTTGCTCCCGGCTTTACCTTATTGACAGACAGATAAACAGTTCCCTCGTACTGTGCGTCTTTATATGAAGCCTTACCTGTCACCGGTATGCGGATTATATTAGAAGCTGCGGTAGTGATAGCAGATACGGTTATTACTCCTGTACTCTTATTAGCCGATGATGTCACCCCTGTAACACTTCCTACAGCAAGAGAATCAAGAGCTAGTTTAGTAGTTCCGTAATACATCGAAAAAGTCGTAGTAAGAGGAAGGCCAGATATCACAGCACCGGAAGAATCGCAGGCAACAGACTGCATTCCATCATCAAGGATTGAGGATATACTTCCGACGCCATCCGCTCCCGGCCTTCCGTCTTCGGTCATCAAATGCCATACCCCATCTTGGTATACATAACATTTCTTGTCGGTAGTATTACGGTAGTACCATCCGTTTTGAGGATTACTAGGTGCAGAAGCGAATTCGCCTTTAAAAATAAGACTTGTTCCATCATCTCCAGGACGTCCCTCAGAAACGACTTTCAACCAATCCGTAGAAGAATCCGACGGTTCCTGCGTAGTACTAGGTTCAATACATATCCATGTACTGCCGTTGTGTGTAACTTCATCGTAATACCAATACTTTCCTGCTTTCCATTCCCCCTTAAATGCGGGAACAAGGACTTCTGTAGTGCCATCTTGTGAAAGCTGTTTAATCGTACCGGTCATATACACATTGCGAAGGTATGCACTGTATCCGGACAAATCCAGTCCTGAAATGACTAGATTAGATAAGTCCCCTAGCTGCATCATAACCATAGAAGAGGTTATCTCCCAGTTATTGACTCCTGCAAGATAGCGTTTATAATCCTTTGTGGAATAAGCAGATTTCTGTCGCTCCGCATCCGTGAAGTTACCATATGCCACAAAATGCATGGCCTTCTGAGGATGATATGAATAGCCGCTTCTAAGAGTATATTTAAACTCCGAATTGCTTATCTTTTGAGTTATACGGAAATAAGAAGTCTGGAATCCTGTACTATTGTTGAATATACCCTTACAAATGTCATCTACCGCAAGGTTCGCAACTTCTCCCGGTTCCAGCTTCAAAGTCAGAGTCTGAGAGGATTCATTTACGGATTCAATAATGCCACCACCGGGAGCAAGCCAATCTTCTCCCGAAGTTATCGACACGCGGTTATAGCGAAGCTCCGGAACCTCAAGAAAGTCTCGGAGATGGAGCGATTTCGCATCGATATGACCATCGGAGGTAATCATCCAGCCAATGAGATTCTGTACATAGTCTTTTGATGATATTTCCTTTGAGAAAGTTGCATCTTCTGCGATCAGCTTCTGAACAACGGCTTTGATTTTTACATCAATGCCGGCCAAGAAAGTAATAAGACCTTTAGCTGAATCGTCTTCTACTTTGCTGAGATATTTGTCATCAGCATCATCCCCAGTCATTATTGGAGACAATTTATAATGCTTCCGTCCATCCGCTTCCGATATGGTTTCATCTTTCAATAATTTATATACACTCCCATCCGACTCTACAGAAACTATCTGGGCTGGATAAGGAAAGTATTCTTCCGCGTCCGTATTGCGGGCATACGATGTTGCATCTTCCAATGTTTTGAAAGTTGCCGTAGAATCAATAGGTCTTCCTGTCGTTCTTTTGTATTGTAACGCAAAACTACTTCCGTTTATCTTAACCATTTCTATGCGGTTTTAAAAGTAAATGTATCGGCATCGTTCAATCCCGAAGTCTGGACAACCCACATTTTATAATCAATCGCGGCACTTTTGTTGTCTCCTTCAACAGATATTGTTATTGGACCAGTGGTGATCCCTGTATCCTCTATAAAATTACCTGGATAAGCAGTCAGCGTCAATTCAGTAACCACATCAGCAGGGATACAAACCGCTATTTTCTTCCATTTATCTACTGGAAACTTATACGTTCCCGCCTTTATATATAAGCCACTTGATTTCAAATTACGTACATCATCCGATGTTTGAGGTACAGAATCACACAGCCCGGCAAACCACTTACGATAAACATTGACACTTATCTTACTTGTCAATGTCAGATCCTTAATATCTTCATCCTCTCCGGCAGCATACATGACTGTAGCAAAATACGTTTCTCCTTTTGTATAGTTTCCTTCCAATTCTCTTGTCGCAATCTGTACGCCATTATTGTCCTCTTCAGAAAATGCCAGAATATTTTCTTCATTATTGTCGTAGAAAGCCTTAGTCATCGCTCCGTTATCATTACGGGTAGCAGTATAGGTTAAAACTCCTTTTTTAGAACCAAATTCAACGTCATTAGCCGTCGAAATCTTCCCAACAAGAGTAGCCGGCATCGGAGCATAAAGCATCTTTCTGAATATCTGCTCATATCCCATACCTTTTCTCAATACGTCTCCCGGATTCACATAACCTGTTTTTGGCGCATTTACACGAATATCCTTGCTTAATCCCACATCCCCAGAAATACCACCGGACGAAGAAGAACCTCCTCCGCCACCACCTGTACGCACAACAGTACTAGTCCGATAATCCTTCGATCTCGAACTAGCCGGAATAGCCCTTGTTTTTATTACGATATTACTGCTCATATCTCTATCATTACACATTGGAAACGATTCATCTTGTAGTCGATAGATCCGCCTGCATTAATGAATCTTTTATTAACCATATAATTGTCAGACAAACGAGATAACGGAGTAATATCTGATGATTCTTTTATCACTTGAGTTAGTTTTACACGGGTGGCATTATAGCGGTTGATTATTCTACGAATAAGCTGTTCCTCCGGACGCACGGTAGTTCCTTCTATGTATGAATAAAGATCATCTCTTAAATAATCGGTCCATAATACAACTTTTCCATAACATGCACCATCATGATTGTATGAACTAATTTTCAACTCAATCTCATCAAGTTCATTAATATAGTTTTCATTAATGACATTTTCGTAAATACGATCCGAATTAGATGTAGTATCCTCTCCATCTCTGGGGATGAATTTTACAGTGAAGTTTTGTAAAAACACTCCATACTTGTTAACTTCAGACGGATACATGCTAGCTAATAATTGAAACTCCAATTCTCCTGTTGTCACTCCACTTCCAGTAAGAGAAGAATATATCATTTTACCTGATGCACCTTGATAAGGATCATTCAATTTCTTGTCATTGATTATAGCTTTATAGTCTCCATCCTCGTATGCCCCAAAGGATATATATGTGCATTTATACAAGTTATTACCAAGTACCGGATCATCCGTCGTAAGATCTGTATTACCAATGAACAATTTAGTACCTATCATTAAGTTTCCTCCCCATCTATCTTTTGACAAAGGAGATAATTCTTCATTCTGGAAGTATTTTACAGAGGCATTAATGCAAAATACTCCGGGAGGATAAGCAACACATGGACTCCTCAATATAAAAACAGGAACATATCCTCCTAAGACTATTCCATCTTTATTTTTTAATCTCACTCTTATTATATCGGTATAATTATACTCTGTGATATCTGGAACTTTCCCTCCATCCTTATCAACCATTTTGTAGTTACAATATCGCATAGGAATAGCACCCAGTAGGTTTTCCGCCTCTACATTATTCTTATATCCGTTTATGTCTACACGATGTGCGAACTGTTCGTATTGATACATATCCAAATCACCGGGATTCAAGAGTAGGCGATGTGAAACATCATCTCCAGATACAATATCCGGCAAAGTGACCAATTGATCTAAATCGTCATAATCCACACTGAAATTCAAAGTCTCAGGAATTGGATAATTACTGCATTTGATTGTCACTTTATTATATCCGGGCAAAATATCCATAGAATGATCGGAACCGGCGAAACCGATATTTTGTATCGTAATACTATTAAATCCTACATCTTCTTTTTCCGTTAGTGTAACATTATATTTATGATATACTCCATCATGATCCAAATCTACGAAGTACAGTTCTCCTTTCCAGTCTACGCAAGTCCAGTTTAAGAATTTGCATACTTCTTCCAAAACCTCTTTCAACTTCATGGCTTTTCCACCTTCATCGAAAAAGTTTTGTTCGCTAACCCTCATATCATATAGTATGTTACTGCCAGATAAATATTCTTTCTCACTTTTCGCATAAACATAAGGGAGGTATACAGCGTTATAATTTGCAGAAGATGCTTCTATACATCTTTTCAACAAATACCATAATGAAACAAATTCTTTCTTTTTACCTTCTACTTCATAATCAATAAACTCAAGGGTAGACATGGCACTCATGCACTCCATCTCCAATTCAAATACATCTGAAGTATAGTCCTGTGTATAGATTTCAGGTTTGATGAAACCAATCCATGTTACTATTCCATTCTTTTTAAAAACAACTCGGTACTCTTGATAAGCTGTAGTAAACAAACTCTGCAAATAATCACTACCTACTACACGAATTGTTGCAGTACTGAACCGAATAGGAGTATAGAGAAATTCATCATCTGCAATGTCAATTGTAAATGGAGAATTACCACCCTTTAGTTCCATAACTTCTCCCGAATAGTTGTCTTTTTCTATTTCAACCACACATGGGATATTATCAATTGTGGCAAATGGTATCGTGTATATTAGTCCGTAACTCATGATATAGGTTTCTTTCCTTGTGATTTAAGTTCATTATTAATGGTAAGAATCAAGTCTTTAGCTCTTACTCTAGTAGTGACTGATGAAGATATATTTCCACCTCCACCCAATCTTCCAGAATTAATCGCTTCAAACAGGCGGGATTGTTGCCCCTGATTAAGTATCATTTCACCAGCATTGACACGGGCCAGCATTTTATCTCCAGATGATGGCCCACCAGTCACAACTCCTCCGCGTGCAAACTTAGGGATAGCGGCAAACAATGCTAGAGCGGCAGCTATTGCCCCACCAATTGCAATAAGGCTTATAGGCCAAGGCAGTTTTTTTGCAGCACTTGCTCCAACCGCACTAGCTCCCTTGGCCGTATTAGCGGCTACCTCCGTTTTGGCAGCCTCTTTTTCGATAGTCGTAGCAGCAACGGTAGCGGCGGCCCCTGTTGCGGCATTAGAAACCTTTTGAGACGTAGTAGCAGTATCTATCGCCGCTTCCGCCTCCTTAGCCTTAGCTAATTTATTTGTAAGCTCCGTTATGCTTTCAATGGTTTTTGCTACCGATAATATTCCATCTACAACGCTTGCCATCGTATTCCATATAGCCATCAGTTTTTCCCACCTTGAAGCCTCTGTCTCCGGATCAAAAGCATCTTTCAATCTCTGAAAGGCAGAAGCTACTCCATCTATAGTAGATACAGTTCCTTTTAAGGCATCCCATTTCATTTCCCCAAGCTCCTTAGTAAGATCCTTGACATCCTCCTTCACTTGAGCTAAATTTAAAGCCTTTTCCAAAGTAGGGACATTGGCCAATGCATTAGCAACTTCATCCTCTAAAGTCTTTCCCATACTTTTGGCTTGTTCCTTTAATTTATCAGCATACTCCTTTGCCGCCTCCAGTTGTTCAGAAGCAATATCAACTTTGGTCTTTTTATAATCAAAGGTTGTGTCACGAGGTTTTATTTTAATGGGAGACGCAAGCATTTTTGCATTCAGGTTCATTGCTGCAATAAAGACATCAGCCTCATCTCCAATCCCCTTTATGCTGGCAGCCGATTTAGCGGCATCCAAAGAAAGGGAAGCTAAGTTTTCATTCAGTTCCTTTCGGGTAATAAGCCCCTTGGACTCTTGCGACTGAAGCTCTTTGACCTTATTATTGTATTCCTTTTGAATCTTTTCGAATTCTACGAGAGCAGCATTCTTATCCTGGTCTCTTATCGCCTTTTCAGCAGCAGTTTTAAGGCTTTGGAAATAAGTACTTCCTAGAACATCCTTATCACCTGTTCCTTTTGCCTGGGCATACATTTTGATATTCAGTTCACCCAATGCCTTGTTGTATTCAGCTTGAGTAATTTTACCAAGTTCTAACTCTGCACCCAATTCCTCAAGCTGCTTGTCATATGACTCTTGCTGTTTTTGGAGAGGAGTCTTCTTGGTGGAAGTAGCTGTAGTAGTGGCAGGAGTCGTTATAGATGGCTTATTTTTTTCCAGATATTCCGTATATTGGTGCAGATTAGCATCAGCATCTTTTATAATATTTCTAAGTGCTATAGCTTCTTCCATCTCTCCTATAATCGGAGCCGGACCACCAAAATTTAATACTCCTTGATTCTCTATAGCATTTCTATATTGGAAATTAAAAGCCTCTTCGCCACCGCGTTTATTATATATATCTTTTAATTTGTCCTCCGCTGCAATTTTCTTTTGCGTGAAAAAATCTACTTTAGCAGTAGCCTCTAATAGTTTAATTCTCTCGCGTACAGCAGCATTGATATCCTGATTTTTCTTTAATTCCCCTCCCAATAATTCTATAATGCGATTCTGATATTTTTCTTTTAACTTAGAGCCATCTGCTGCTTTATTATATAAATCTTGAATTACTTTTAACTGAATTATCTCTGGAGTATGCGTAATACTAGCCGCTTCTTTCTTATAATCAGAGAAAACCTTTCTTATTCTTTCGGCTTCTTGTTTTAGCGTCACCATATGGGCTATAAGGCCTCCGAGCACAGTAATAATAGCGGTAGGGATAGAAGAGATCAATAACGATTTTAATGATCCCATTGCCTTGCTAAACGCCATCTTGATGGAAGCACTCGTCTTTTGTGCTTTCCATTCAACTTCATTAAATGCAACTCCTGCATCCTTAGCAGCCCGGCGAGCTGCTGACTTAGCGGCTAATTCGGCTTTGGCTATAGCAGATATGATATTATTAACCAGTTTGCTCGTTACCAATACCACGATTGCTGCAATCGCATAAGTTATAACACTCCTGATATTTTCTGTGGCCGTTTTTACTGCGCTAGTAACCCAATCGATAAGAGATTTATATTTGCCTTTGATATCCGCCTCATCGACTAACTCAGTGAAGGCATTTTTCAGACGATTCAGAGATGTTTCCAGATTATCTGTATCGACATTGGGAATCATTTCGTCCAAGGCTTTAGCAAATTTAGGAAGGACATCCGCGCTCATCAATTTACCTTTCTTCATCAATTCGTCAAGACCGGCAACGCTAGTCCCGGCAGCTCTTGCCATAGCCTGAAGAGCAATAGGAAGTCGCTCTCCCATCTGTAGACGTAATTCTTCCGAACTGATCTTTCCCTTACTCATCATCTGGGATAAAGCCAAGAATACACCATTGCTATCCTCCGCGCTCATGCCGAAAGCGGTAACAGCACGGGACATAGATTCGAATATCTTCCGCTGTTCTAGTATCGTCATGCCGGATATAGAAGCCGCAGCCGTAAATTTTGCATAGTTGCCCGTCAGAGCATTGATCTCCAATCCGTATTTCTTAGCCATATCCAGCAGAAAACGCTGATTCTCCGCAAACTGTCCCATTGTTCCGGACACATTCTTCAGAGCCGTAGTGACCCGGCTTGATTCCTTGGCCACCTCAATGAAACGGGAGACAAGATTGGTTAATCCAAGACCACCTGCACCAAGAGCTGCTGCGAAGGTAAGGACTTGCATCTGCATAGAACGAAAGGCTGCTTTTACCTGGTTCGTTCCCTTCTTAAAATTCTCGGTTAAGAAATTTAATGCTATTGAGAATGATAGTCTGCTTGCCATAATTAATTACTTTTACTCCAATTCACTTTGTTTATATCAAATAATTCACCGGCCATAAACTTTCGGAAATCCTCCTCATTGGCCTTTATCTCAGCTTCAGCCTTTTCTTTCATCTCCTGGATCTCCCAGGGGAACGGATACATATCTTGAGCGGAACGAAGTTTCTTGCCGTCTATATGAGGAAGGATCGTCATATATGTCCACAATCTTTCGGACTCCAGAGATTCTCTACGCTTGCGGTTATCCGCTTCGATATACAGGGGAAGATCATAAATCTCCATTTCCTCCATTGCATAATGAGCGTCCAGTCCGTCCATTATCAGCATAGCTACTATCTCGCCAACAAAACATGATTCCGAAGCTGCACTCTCTCCGGATGAATCCAATGCCTTCTGGAATTGAGAAGAAATAATACTCATTCTCTCTATGTCTGAAATCAACTCCTTAAATATTTTATCGTTAGACATGGCCGTTTTGAAAACAGAATAAGTATAGATATCCTTCATGCCGTCTATATTCATCACATAAAGCAAGGCATCTACATCTTCCTTGTCGGTATAGTCTATTTGAGAGAAAGGCTTTTTGGTCAGTTGCTCCCATCGGATAATCATCTTAATGGTGCATTTCTTAAACTTCATTCTGCCTGACAACGCCTTGATCTTTGGCGGAGGAGCGGATTCTGAAGTCTTAGGCTTGCCTGTATCCCCTTTTCTGAAATGGCATATAAGACACACGGCCAAATAAATAAGAAGTACCGTTTCTATGATTAAACACACATTCATTATTCTAACTATTTAAAAAGGCGGCCATCTCTGACCGCCTCCACCTTTTAACTATATCGAAATCAAGCACCGGCTCCATCTTCCAGAGGCCCGGTTCCCTGTAAGGTTACCGAGCTGGTACAGATCGCACCATTGTCTGCCTTCATGGAAAGAGCCGTAATAATCGCTTTTCCTTTTACATATTCTTCTCCTTTCGGGAAGTCTCCCTCTGTCTCTTCCGTTTTTGCTATCACAAAAGGTATCGGTGTTCTCTCCTTCATCAATTCCTTTAATGTGACGAAAGACAAATGACCTGATTTAAGAGACAACATACTTTCACTGGTGACAGTGTATCCCAACTGTCCTGTCAGATATTCCTTCCAGTTACCTGACATCTTGTTACTCGTATCAATTGTATCAGCACTTATGTCAATGCTACATGAGGTTCCAAATGCAATAGGGAGTATCTGCTTACTAGAGGATTCTCCGGTTTCAACGAAAAGCATCAGCTTATCACCGACAACCATGTCTTTAGCCGAATCATATTTTTTTTCTGCCATAACTATAATGAACTAATTGAAAATTGTAAAACTTGGATGTATTTATTATCAATGAAGTCCTCAGTAGAGTCTTCAAGCTTAATGTGCATATCCGGATCTGTCCATACTCCGGACAAGGAGTCATAAATCAACGAAGCAAGGTCCTGACTGCGTCCGTAGTCCTCACTAATGGCGATCACATTTACCAATGGAGTCTGACGGGCTACTCCCATTTTACTATATTCTTGCTTGTATCCGTCCCTCTGATAAATTATATAATCCCCATCAGTGTTCTCCGGAGCCATCACAGGGAATATCTTATCTTCCACATATCCTGCGATCTCCTTTGACTTAATAAGAATACCACGCACTTCGTTGGTCACTTTAAACATATTCATCGCCTGTCATTTATTCGTTGAACCGCTCTTTGTATTCCCTGATGAACAGCCTGCATAGCTTTTTCCTCTTCCGTATTCCGGGCATCCTCCCAGAAGTTATTACCCGGCATAACACCACGACTTGCACCCGATTTGGTGTAACGCTTCTTTGTTCCTCTGTCTACCAGATGAGCATGGTTACCTCCCGGACGGTCAAAGCCAGCTAATGCGCCTAATTTATTCCTCTTGACTCTCGTTGTAAAAGAATTCATCAGATGATTGGTCTGCTTACCATGATGAAGCAGCCTTGCACGAAGATTACTTCTTCCTTTAACCCTGAAAACATTCATTGCGGCCCGAAGACCACTTTTGACAGCCTTGTCCTTCTCGAAATCTTCAAGGTTACGAATCAGGTAGTAAATATCCTCCTTGTCTATCGTCGTTATCTGAATCATACATCTATCTTTTTTAGAGTTAAAGTAAGCTCATTGCCATCCGGTTCAATCATCTTTATCTCCCAGACGCTATCTGCGTATTTTACACGACAACCATACTTAATTTGCGGATATTTCCGAACTTGCATGACCGTTGTCTGACCAATGAACTGCTCATAAGCACTCTCGTCAACAGAGAGAAGCGTTTGTTTTTTGCGATATGCCCGGCATCGGAACACTTCCCGGTAGTCCTTACGGATAAAACCCGTTTCGGTTTTTTCTTCGACCGGTTCCTCAAACACAAGGGTATATTTTAATAATCCTGCTCTCATCTGTTGTAATTCCGATAGAGTGATACCAAATGGCTGTAAGACAAGGGGACCTGACTTGATTGCGCAAAGGCAACCGGTTCCCGATTTGCATAATATTGACCAACCATCAGAAGAATACACTGTCGGAGAGGAGCCGGCAGGCTTTTACCATCCTCTCCGGACAATGCTTTCAATTCCTCGCATATATCCTTCTCTACAACAGCCTCAGCAGCCTCAATAAGACCTTTGATGTATTCGTCATCTTCCGTAAAGGATTCCTCTACATTCAGATGCTTCTTTGCCAGTTGTAGTTCGACGTATGCCATATTATTTCATTGACGCAATAGTAAATGACTCTGGACGGATCATGCCCATATTCCAGTAAGAGTTGATAACCAGACGGACCGCACCTTTGGTTGCCTGCGTATATGGGTCTACAGTCATATCAATTGCTCCCCATTGTCCCAGGAAGTAATCAGCCCAATTACCGAACACGATACCGAATTCGTCTTCCCCGTCTCTCAATCCTTTGGGGATATTATTTGTACGCAACGCACGATAACCGTTCAACATGCCTGTACCATCGTTTCCAAAGAGAAATCCTCCAGCTCCGGATGGGTCTTTTACCTTTGTTTTAGCTTTACCAACCAAAGACGGATGCATAATATACGCCAAGTTGCCGAACAGAGCATTATTCAGGTCCGCATTGGTTTCCAATTCAACGATTTTCCCCCAATCCATAGCTCCGCTAACGTCACTTAACGTCTGGAACATACCATCCGGAACATTTTCTTCAGTGGAAGCATTATTCAAAGCTGTTTTTTCCACCTTTTGAGCGATGGCAATAGCAAGCAACTGACGGATCAATCCTTCTACAGAGCGGTTCTCCTGAATCAGCAACTGTTTGGAGATGTCCACGTAAGCTGTCAATCGTTTTGGGCTATACAGCTTACCCTTAGAGAATTCACCTTTGCCGTCTTTAGCTTCGTCATTTTCACCCTCCCAGAAGACTTGTGCTGCGGTATGTTTAGGCCAGTAGATGTTTCCGACCAGTCCAGTCATCATACGCACTCCCGCCTGAGACAGTACCAGGTTAGCCTCCAATGGCAACAACAACTCCTGCTGTTCCTCGTCAATGACAACACCAGTGGTCGCTTCTGTTCCCGCTGTGTACGCCGCACGTTTCTGATACGACAAAGGGAGAATCAGTTCACCGCAATTTTCAGCAGTAGCAGCTACAGAACGATGCAATCTGGTTGCCTCTTCAATAACAGCAGCTTCACTGTCACGTTGTTCCGTTTTATTCATCTGTGCCAAAATAGCACGACGAATAGAAAAACCGCTATTTCCAGTAACTACCGTCTTCACAGGACGTTTACTGCGATTTTCTTCTTCTCTCTCTTCGATTTCAAGATTAATTTCGGCCATTCGAGCTTGATTCGCTCCCAATTCCTCGTTTTCTTCAGAAGAGAACTGACGCTTTTCGCCTTTAGCCTTCTCAATGATTTCTTTTGAACGAGCGGAAAGCTGTTTCTTTTCGTCCTTCAAATCTGTAATACTTTTTTCTTTTGCCATAATTTATAAATTAAATGTTTAATGATTTCTCGATATTTTGGTAGTAAGACTCAGGAATTTCCTGTTCCCGATGACGAAGCTCCTCTTCGGCCGCTTCTTTTCCACGCATGTAGACTGAAGTTTTACTATACGCCCCATTATAAACCGGAGAAGTATCATAGATATTGCCAAATTTCTCTATTGTTCGCTTCCAACTACCATCACTCCTCTTTTCCCATGTATCTTTTTCGACATCGAAACAAAAAGAACTTTCTCCGATTTCTCCGCGACGGATATTCTCAAGCAATTCATCACCCAGAGCGGTTTTGGGAGCGTCAAAGCGGTATTTTAATCCCTTGTCATCAACCGATAGCGACAAAGAACCTTTACCATATTTACTTCTCGCAAGAACCCCTCTTCTCTGATCATGGTTTAATAGAGCAAAAACATCACTTTTCTCCAATACTCCGTCAAGAGCACCACGCTTAATGACTTCAGTAAATGATAATCCATCTGATGGGGTATCAAATAGCATCGCATAACCTTCAACAGTTCTTTTTTCTTCATTCTCTCCGGTCACCTGGACCTGAAATGACGTGTTTCTTATCTCTCTTTTTTCATCCATAACTAATCTTTTACTTATTAACCGTTTTATTGTCTGACAAACTGGGATCAATCTCTTCTTCAATAGGCATTTTCTGCATTAAAGCGTTATCTAACGTCTGAGTATTAACCGGTACAAAAACCTTATCCCCATTATCTACGCGAGAAAGATTATTTTCACGCCTAATTTCGTTTGGAGAAGCAGCCCCGACATAGAACATATCCTTCCAATAGGCGGCTTGAGCAGCTTTATCGGTACGCAGAATAGCCGATGTGTCAAATTCCGCAATAATTCTACCACGCTCCGATCTGAGGAATACTTTTCGATTAATCTCCTGTTCTATTTTAGTGATTACAGCCAATGCAGTGTCAGTCAGATACTGAAGTTGAGTAGCCTCAACAGTAGAATAGCTTGATTTAGACAAATCGAACGCCTTAACAGGCGACACAGAGAAGAAACGGCAGATATCCACCACATTAAACTGTCTACTTTCAAGAAGCTGGCTATCCTTGGGACTGACAGTAATCGGCTGATATTTCATGTTTCCTTCCAATACAGCTATTCCGTTCGGATGCTGGGACATTCTCTCTCCCCATGTTTCATATATTTGATCCTTCTGCTTCTTATCTAACCGTTTATCCTCAACAGTCAATATTCCGGAGACAGCACCCCCTGATTCAAAGAAGCCGGAAGCATGCTCTTCGCTTTTTGTAGCAATGCCAAGAGTCTGACGCGCATGAGTCAACGTAGATACGCCGATAATTCCATCATAAGAGAAATTCAGGACATGGATCATGTCTTTTGGTTCAACCAGTTCCTTAAAACCTACTACCTGGTAACGCTTACGCATTATACCATTTTTATCAGTGATGTATACAATCGTCACCTGACTGGTCGGTATGTATATCAACTGCAATAAGTTCAAATTACGGTCCCTTTCTATGTAGGCATATCCATTACCCGTCAGAAGTACAGAAGCCATCAGAGTTTTAAAGAAGACAAAACGAGTCATATCCTCATTCGGTTCAAGATCAAGAATCATGTAAGCCGGATGAGTCTTATACTCCTTTTTAAATCCACCCTCATCAAGCAAATAAGTTTTTAGCGGGAGAACAGCGACACTGTCCGATATGAGGTCAACGCAACGATAAACAGTAGACAGAAGCATAGGTTTGCTCCGACTGGCAAGCATGGGTCTTGCGCCAGTGTAACTCCAAGCGGTGACACGGGAAGTCTCCTGCTTGGTTGCCCTTCTTATTTCTATACCGGTAAACGGAATTTTTATACTCATTATAGACACTTTTACGTATAACCAAAAAAGTGTCTGACAAATCAATAAAATTCTCCGTATCTTGGGGAAACCAAATAAATACCCAATGCTTCCAGTTTGGCAATCACTCCATCGATCTTCTTTTCCTCAAACTGCTTGGAAGGCTTGGTGTTACCATTTTTATCTCTTGCCATAGTAACATTGCGGAAACAGTGTCTGTTTATCAAATTATTATCAATCACAGCCCTTCCAGAGAGGATTAAACGTTCCATCTCTTTGGTCGGACGGTTGAAATTGCCCAATGCCTGGGAAAAAGGTTCCATCGGAAATCCCTTTTCTTCCGCATTGATCACGAATTGCGTCGCATTCCATGCATCATAGGCTATTTTTTGAATATAAACTATATCCCGAATTCGCATAAGATCATTGAGGATATAGTCATAGTCTGTCACATTACCGGGAGTTATGGTTATAAGATTATGCCTGCGCCATTCTCCGTATAGATCACGGAAACGTTTCTCGTGCAAGGCGGCCTCCGGAAGGTAATACAACGTTTTGAAATAATACTTATCTTCTGTGGGAAACATAAATGAGGCACAAGTCAAGTCGCTGGTGCTGGACAAGTCGATACCGGCATAACAATCCATACCGCTAAACTGCTCGAAGTCAATATCGGCAGATGCCTGCAATATATAATGATCCGGAATCCATATAGTTTCAGAATCGCACCATATGTTGAAATTCTTAGTTCTGATACCAACCTCTTCCGAAGGAGAGTTCTTTGCTGACTGAACCTGGGTCTGCAAGTACTGAGGCTTTACGGTTACGCCAATATTCGGATTACTTTTACCCCAGTTTTGAGGATCTTTCCAATCATCCCCTTCGTCAAGCGAATAAATGGCCGCGAACAAGGCATCATTTTCCTTTAAACCGGAAAGAACCTCAGTACACATTTCCCGATACTGATAACACGGACCCAATTTGTCAAAGCCGGCAGTAGTAATAATAACAGCCATCGGATTATCGCGCATACCCTGCGAAGACTGGAGCACATCCTTCAATCCGGAGTTTTTAGCCGCATGATACTCATCTATCAGATACATTGACGCATTAAAACCATCCAATTTGGAATCGTCTGCCGCAAAAACCTGAAGTATACTGAGCATCTGCTCAAACTTTACCTTATCCCTGAATGATACCAGATCCCTTCCTCTTGGATCAAGCCCTTTAGCAAACTGAGAACAAAACTTGAAAGCAATCTTTGCCTGATCTTTTGAGTTTGCAGCCAAATCGACCTCGGCATCCATTTCTCCATCTGCTATAAGATGAAAAAGACATAACCCGGCAGCAAACGCTGTCTTTCCGTTTTTTCTTGAAATCTCTATATACACGTATTTTACTAAGCGTTCATTGGTCTCCTTCACATAAAATCCATAAATAGACGCAATCACAAACTGCTGCCAAGGCTGGAGCGCGAACGGCTTTCCCGCATGCCTTCCCGTAAAATGACGCAGGATCGAAAAGAACTTTATAACATAGTCAACTTTCTCCTCCCTGAATTCATACCGGTCGTTCTCCATAAAGTCAAAAAAACGTTCTGCGGCAAGTTTTATATACCTCCCACAAACAACATTGCCTTCTATGACATCCTGTGCATACTTATAATACGCTTTTGTCTGCATTAACGCATTTCCTTATTCTCTCTCAAAAAAGCAGTTAATGGAGATTCCTCAGCATCCTCAACATTCAACGCTTTTATCTGCCCCTTACTCTTCACTGTCAATCCATACTCTTTCGCCAATTCCAGATATTGACTCCAGCTCTCTTTTAATAAATTGGCTTCAGGACGCTTCACGATTTCGCCTTTTAAATTTCTCATCGTCAGACCTTCCTCTGCAAGAATGTCGACACAGGTCAGATAGGTATCATAAGCAATTGACATACGATGCAACTGAGGTATATCGGCTACTTCCAGCATCTCGCTTTTATTAAGCTGCTTCACGATATCCGCTATAATCTTCCGAGCCTCATCATGACGGATGCTGTCCGGAATCCTGAAGGTTATCTTTTTATATTTTGCCATAGCTTTTTCTTTTTCTAAAAACCATTAATATGTCTGACCTATTTTAACACAACGAAACACTTTGGCTTTTTTCAAAAAAGTTCCGTGCGTGTGAAGAAGGGTGGGGCGAGGTTTCGAAGGCTGAAAACGCACAAATTTGACCCCCTATCCCCTTTCGATTGAATAATTTGTTAATTTTAACATAAATTCAGCATATAGAATTAGTACACAAAGGACTACAAGTTTATTTTTCATTACATATTTTTTTATTCTTTCCGCTTAATCAGATTGTCCCATAGGAATAACGCATAAGATAAACAACCTCATAAAAAGGAGCAACTATCACTATTAACACAAATTTAACACAATAAAACACGGCAAAAACACCCGAAAAAGAAACGAAAACACACTATTTTATATCAATTTCCAACTAAAAACGCATAAAAATAGATATTCCTCATCTTGTCCGTTTTTATTTTATTAACACTATTTATCTACTTCAAATAGCTCGCATCCCGTCTTCTCCTTTGCCCGCTTTAGGAATCTTTTGGTATTCTCATCCTTCACTACTACCCATATGCCGGTACATCCTATGGTCTGAGGCTTTTGAAACAATAGATCACAAGGCTGTCCATAATACATCCATAGGAAGGTAAACTCTGATAAGTACATATTGTCGATCTTGACAATATATTTATCTAATTCGCTCATTGTGAATATTCTGATGACATTGTTTACACAAACTCATTAGGTTATCGTAATCATAAGCAAGACGTTTCCTTTCTACGGAATCATTAGTACTCATAAACGAGATAATATGATGAACATCTTCAGCAGGAACTGTCTTTCCCGCTTTTTGGCATATTTCGCAAAGCGGATTGCAAGCAAACTTCCATGCACGCAGACTACGCCATCGCTCTGAGTTATAGATTTTCCGGCGTTCCGCAACATAATAATTGTCATTCTTCTGAGTCCTCTTTCTTTGAGGTTTGTATATAGTCGGCATAAGGTATCTCTTTTAATTGTTTGTTATCATTAATAGTTTGGTAAAGTATCATCCGGAAGCGATAATTGAAATAACGTATCAACTCCTCCTCAGAGAATATAAGTGACGCTTTTTTATCTTGAGAAACAAACAATATTGCATCATGAAATATATCCTCATAACTTTTGGAACATAATAGCCCATGAGTGCGATAAATACATAAATCCTTCAATTTATCGTAGTTTCGCACAATCATGGACATAACTCTTTTATCAATCTTTCCGTTTTTTAGTGTTCTCATCCTTTATTTTCCAATTACCCGCCTTATCAATCAAATCCTCAATATTGCGATGTACCATTCCGCGAACAATTACCGATGTATTTGTTTTGGTCATATCAGATAACTCATTTAACAGCATCATTGTACGATCATCAAATCTAACTGTTATTCTTTTCTTTCTCATTGTTTATATTATTCATTGGCAGTTTCTGTCTTCTGACCAAACATAGCCTCGTTATCATATATAATATCCACTCCATCTTCACCATTTTTATCTTTGGTGAAAATTATCTCTTTTAGTTCAAAGTCCTGAATGCAAGTCTGCAATAAAGCTATAAGTTCACATACTTTCATCTTATTCCTCCTTGATTAATTCAGGGTGATCGTATATGTTGCCTACAATCTCTTCCGTTACATTGTAGTCACAGAATGGGAGTATTTCGCCATCCACTTCTCCGACATATCCAAAACATCCGTCTTTTATGCCTACTTTATTGTATATATTTTCATATCCATCGTTGCCCACCAACAAGATATCACCTTCGTAGATTTCTTTACCGTTCTTGTCTAACAAGCGGGTGAACTGACCTATGGTTTCAAGACAGACCTCATACATACCGATGCTTTTCCCTATTTCGATATCGTTTAAGGATGGAATGACGGCATATCTATCCTTTTCGATCTTAATGAGAGAGCCATACAGCCACTCTTCATCGTATATGCTTTTGCCTCTGAATTTTATTGTACGATCCATTTTACTTCTCCGTTTTAAGTTCTTTCAATATTTTCTTCGCTATCTCATAATAATTCAATTGCCAACTGGTATAAACATCATCTGTATGTTCATCGTAATGGTTGGCATATACGTATGCGTTCAAGTTTTCACGAAAAGAGTCTCCGTCTAAACCTGAATCATCACAATCATCGTACATATTCAATTCATGAGCTACCTCATTACATTCTTGATGTGTGACAAAGTCATAGATAGTTCCATCATAGATATTTGTCTGACGGACATATTTTTGTCCTATCGCTATCTTTTCACAACAAAACTCACACTCATGTTCTTTTCTTGCTGTTGGATAAGTTTCTCTTAGTATTGTTGGCATAATTATTTTCCTTTAAGTTTCTTCCTTGATTTATTTTGAGTATTTATTCTTCGGGGAATAATCCATCTGAAAATTTTATTAACGCTTCAACTTTTCCCAACTCAATCTCATAAGCATAAAACTCTTTATCAATAATCTCCATGAGCTCCTGAAAATCATTTGTATTATAATTCTGCTTTATAGAGTCAACTACGTTTACTCCATCCGAAAACCAATCGGGATTAAGCTCTTTTAGCTTTCGCATAGCTGTTGGAATTTGATGTGTATAAAGGTTTTCGGAGAATATGAAATTTAGCATTTCATATACATCGTCCATTTTTGTTGATAACCTCCCATCTAATATGGTAAAAGCCTTTTTAAGTGATACTCTCATTTTATTTCTCCTTTCTCTTTAATTCGTTACCATTTGATTCAAGAGGAGGAATTGGCATCCAATGGGTAGGGCGCACAATATTGCCACCATAGTCAATCCAAGTCTCTGTCTTAGGATTAAAATCACACACTCCACATCCGGGAGGATTCATCCTAACATCAAGCACTATGTACAGGTCATCACCTGTTCGCGGTAACCTGTCCTTTACGCTGATCCACGGAGTCACTGATTCTTCCTCCCAACTATCATCTTCGGTAAAAAGTAAATTTATAGCCCCCATCTGGTTTTTCTTATCCCAGAAAAATCCGCTTGACGATTTTACAAGTGTGTCAGATTGATACATAGCACCTGTTCGTTTATTCTTTATTCTCATGCTGTTCCTCCATCCGGATTTATAAATATTCTTTTAACTATATTATATCCTTGAGCTCCTTGTATAGCTGCTTCTTCTAATGTCTGTTTCATAATTTATTTTTTTAATTATTCATTTTGAAAATCATCAATCTCATATTCCCATTCCATTGCATCCGCTTCTCGAATATTATCACTAAGCCATTCTTTTGCGTTTTCAAGCTCATCATCCCATTCAGGTACATCACCACCTTCATCATAGGCTTTAGCTAATTCATTATAAACTTCATCAGGGACTTCAACATTTCCAAGTCCAACTCGATAAGTTACTTTGATTGTTAAATCTTTAATATTCTTCATATTTCCTCCTTTCTTATTGTTATTGGTTAATTATTACATACCCTAATGAAACCATCATGGATAGAACTACTATAAAAAGAGTACCTCTCAAATATTTCTGGATGGTTGTATGATCCATCGTAATCATGCCTAAAAAACAGACAATCGCTTCAGCAATAAGATGTAAAAGAATTATTTTTATTACTATTACCTCGCCCATAATTGATTTGTTATTATTTAATCCTCTCATATTTAAGTCCAAAACACCATCTTATCATTAGTCTTTGAAACCAATTTAATGGCTTGTAAACTGGGATAATAGATTGGGTCGACTTATGAACAAGTTTAGCTATCGCTTTTGGTTGTTCTATATATTTCATTTCGTTCATACTTGATTTTGTTATCAGTTAAAATATTCACTACAAACAAATCCCTTTCGCGGAATGAAGTCTTTAAACTCACAACTTCTAAATATCCATTTCTTATCAGCCCATCCGGCTAAATCCTTTTGCCATTGAGGAATAATTTGACGAGGATTATTTAAGTCCCGGTAAGGCTGATAATGCGGCAAGAACCGACCACCTTTGTTCTTCCAATGATTGACACGCTCAAACGATTCTTTAAAGTCATTCAGCAGAATACAGTAGAAGAAGTATTCGCCTTTGTAACCGTACTTATCAATCAAATCCGTAGCCCGTTCACATTCTGCGATTTGTCCCGGTGTGTCACAACCGAACCGAATACGCTTAATCCATTTAACACGAGCAAGTAGCCGGGCAATATCATCTGTCACTAAGCGGGCGTCTAAACCTTGATTGAAGTCTACACGTACTCCTATGGAGATAATCTTTTCAATCTGCTGCAAACCGTAGTCGGATGCAAGTATGTTGTTATCCATAAGGATTATGTTTTTGCGACCATTGACAGCTATCTCTTCAATATCCATGTATGGGGTAATCTTGCCTTCTTTGGCAGGAACTACACACCATTTGCATTTGTTAGGGCAGCCTCTTGTCAAAAAGCCATAAGCCAAATTCTTATCAACATTATACAGATCGTAATCAGGAATCATTCTATCAATTTCCGGTAGAAGAACCTTTTTTATGTCATAACCTGTACCACCTTTCTCGATCTGATCAGCATTAGTTATCCATTGCCGGTAATCCTCTGTAAAGCTGAATACTTTAGCCATATAAACTTTATCATAATGATCGAAAGGATTATACCAATCAACCTTGTCACCTCTTGCCTTATGATAGCTGCTTATCTTCATCAAGGCAAGATTAGGATAATTGCTATCCACAGCCAATAATCCAATATTCATTATTATTTCGTTTTACTCTATTCTATTTAAAATCTCTTTCTGTATAACCTCTTTCGCATTAAAATGAAAAAGTCCCTTTTTCAAACGTCTAACATCCTGCATCGACATTTCATTGATGTAGAAGTAAAAGGCTTCATACGGATCACTGAAATTCTTAGCAAGAGCATTGTTAGGTTTATTATTCATATATCGTTCAATGGCGACAATCATTCTTCGGGCATAACCAGGAAACATCTTAAATTCTGCCTGCATCTGCTTGCAACCGGCAAGGGGACAACCAATACAGCCATGACGGGAAAGATTATAGGGCTCATCGTAATACTTGGAATATGGAAGACCATTTTTACGAATGTAGTTCCATACATCGGCTTCTGACCAGTTAAGGATCGGGAGAATATGCTTCGCACCTTTCATCCATCTGCGTGCATCACATTGCTCCGGTTCATACGACGCCCTCGATTGGCTTTCTTCTGCCCTCATTCCCTCTATTGTACGCTGACCGATACCGTATTGCTCCTTCAACTTTTCACAGCAAAAACGCCTCATTCTGCCGGGTAATCCTTTATTTTCAACCAACTGAAAAAATGATTTCTTTGGGTGAAGTATCTGAACCTGTGAATAGTTCTTCTTTATGAAACTGATTGTACCAGGTGGATCAACTGTCGTATTTGCGTAAGACGCATTATACTTTATACCGGAACGCTCAGCAAGATCGAGAATAACAACGCTATCTTTACCGGCGGAAAAGCCTAAACACATCGGATCGTCGCGTTCCATGCTGCGAAGAAAGTCGATTGCTTGCTGCTCCTTTTTATTCATTTCTATCTGTTCTCCGTTCATATCTGATTTGTTATTAATTAAAAATATGCGCAAATACACTCTTCTCGTCAGACAGCTCAAGACCTAGCTGCGAAGGATAACTTTTGATGTAGTTGTAGAACGCGAACATCTTCTTGTCGTCGTCACCGCAGCGATCTATCAGCAGCTTGATGAAGGCAAGGAGACAGTCTGAGTCGTTTCCGAAGTTTTCCTGGGTGGAGAACTGGGTCTTGTCTACATCTTGTTTCAGCCGGCGTATAGCGGCTATCGCTGTGTTGAAATTGTGCTTGGCATCGTGACGCAGATCATAGCCCCGCTTTTTCATTTCACTTCTCATGTCGAGGAGAAGAGTTTCTACGACATCTGTCAACACATACGTCAGGTTGAGAGTCGTATTAAGATTTGTTGTTCCTACTAACATAGTTGATTATACATTTTTCAATTCCACTTATGCGCCATGACTTATGAAATGGCTGCTTTTTCCTTGAGTATAGTGGGCATTCTTTACACATTGCTTTTAGATGATAACCGGTGTAATGAATTCCACTACAAACCAATGGATAACCTTGAATCTTCATCGTTTTTGATGTTCAACACAATAAGCCTTTACTTCATTAAACCAGTTTCCTTTCGACTCCCTTGCTTCTACCATGAAGGATATCTCAACACTGTCTCCTGTCTTAAGGGGAGTCTCGATGGGTCCATCCCATGAGTAAATTGAGAACTTCATTTTGGTGTGGTACTTGTCTGACATCTCCAACACGCATTCCTGCTTTTCCCAATCCTTTCCGTTTCTTGTTGTTCCATGCGCGGTAGGCATTACCGCAATAATTACACCTGAAGCTTTATATGACATAGTTTTCGTTTTTAGTTATCATTTAAAATTAACTGCCCTCTTAAGTTGCTACCCAACTACCCTGCGGGCAGTATAGGACAAGTTGCCGTAAATTGTTAATTTCGATTCTTTATTTTCTTATTTATCTGATAATCAATGTTTTAATCGCGCACCATATGGTGCTTTTTCTGTTTTATATAAAACGCTGATAATCAGACTGTTATAACTTTCTGCGAACGGGTGTAAAAATCCCAATCTGGAAATTAGACAATAGACGATCCTTGAATTCCTTTTCAAGCTCACCGACCTCTTCCACGTATTTCTCACGCTCAGCCGGCCACGCTTTCGCAAAGTTGCGAATCGTCTCCCATTGTTTTTTGGTCAGCTTTCCATTAAGGAACATTTGCTTGTAGTGTTCCTTATATCTCGTTGTTCCGAGCCGATGGATCTCCCTGGCTTTTTCAAGCTGGGATATCTTTACACCCTTTGTCGCAGACAATTCTCTCACAAAGCATATCTCTGACCAGTCCTTGTAGAATATTCTCCCCATCTTGGACAGGAAGAAGTAGTCGGTAAATTCAAGCATTGATACAGATTGATGCCTGTAGACCGTTTCTATCCGAAGTATATTGTCACCTACCTTCCGGCCTTTCTCACCTGCTTCGAATGATTTATCATAGACCTTTAGAACCTTGCGGAAATACTTGCTCTTCTCCGTTGTTTTCTGCCGGTATTCCGGAAAATTAGCATCATTCCAAAGTATTCTGTCCGATATCTCCTGCACCTGCCGGATATAGCAGTCTGCAGAGTAGGACATCTTCATCGTGATGCCAATTTCGTAATAAGTTACTATCGCATTCTCCATTCTCACGCACAAGCGGAGAAGAAGCTCCTTGATTGTCCGGACCGCCATCGCGAAGGTCATTGGCCTACTGTTATCCAGTTTGCCGTTTTTCCCTTTGCTGTACAGCTTGCAGATAGAGCATTTACATTTCAATTTATTTCCCCTGAGTTCAATAAAGCATCCGTCGAAGTTCGCGTAGGCAGTAGATTTATAATAGACTTCATCACCTTCCGTGCACTGTTCCAGATAATTACGTAAGACGATGGTATCAATATCCTCGGTGTCAACGGTCGCTTTCATTATTATCTTGTCGAACATCTTTTGGTTTAAAATACTCACATAACCTTACTCCTACGGATTTCTTATATCTGTGTTTGGGACAGACAACCATGAAGTTTTCCACAGGACCGGCACGCTGACAGTTACGACAGTCGCATTTGACTTTCTTATAGGTTTCTTTACTCATATTCCTTTCTCTCGTTTTAAGCGTTTGACCTCCTTACGATAGTGATCAATCATAGTATTGTATTCAAATTCAGATATTTTATTGATCTGATTTTTCATTGATTCCAGCATGACCACTACAGGTTCGCCATATTTGGCTACAAGTCCACGACGATAGCCTTGAATGTTGCCTTCATCGAAGCGGTTACAGGAGCGACATTGAGCATTGCAATTCTTTTCGCTGAAGCGGGTAGACATATGCTTCCTGTTGATATAGTGACCGCAGTCCGCCTGATCGTAGGGCAATATCCGGTTACAAGATATACAGGTAAAGGTCCCGTCCTCTCTTGTGTCACGCAACCGGATATATTCGCTGAATACCTTATCTAACTTAGCTGTTAAGCTAGCCTTTTTTGGCTTGGACTTTTGATACTTCGTTTTTCCCAGCATCGTTATAAAACAGGATTTTATTATACTGCTCTTCGTCACGGAAGCGGATCGCACGTTCGTACCATTCCTGGTTTTTCGCTTTGTAGGTAAAGTCCGTGTAGTCTATATCCTCTACCCTTGAGATAATAGCCTCTCTTCGGTTCTTTCCCCACATAATTGCCAATTGGCCTATGCGCGGTTCCTCCTCTGTCCGTTCGGTTTCATCGCAGAAGAAAATGTTTGGGGTCTCAGGTTCGAATAATATGACTATCTTTTTATCTTCTGTTTTGATCGAAATACGGGTGCATTCCGGTGGGATTATAAATTCTTCCAGTCTCATAGTTATCTCCTAAATATTTCTTTAAATTTCTGATCTAAAGCATTCAAAATCCTCATTCTTACAGCAGGATCGATGGAAAGATTATTAATTGAGTAAATTCTTGAAATCAGTTGCTCACGAGAACCGCAGAAACAACCGTATGTATAAAACGGAGCAACGTTTGGATAATTATGCTTGTACCATAATGATTTGTACCCTTGATGGCTACATAGGTCTCTGTGACTATAAATTCTTCATCGGATGGCGTATACCCCGGGATGTTGGGATTACCGGCGGCATTTCTGCGGACAGCACAGTCGCTATTTAAAATTTCATTCTTTTCCATTGTATATCAATTAAATTTGGAATCGTAATACTTCTGATTAGCAATGTACTCTTTTACCACATCATTTTGGGTAGCGGAGCCACCCAGACAGCTATGGATGTAATCGTATTTATCGGCAGACATGCCAGACAATACAGCATCATTATATTCTACCCGACCGGAATAGATACATCCACCTATTACTATGATAGCAGCTATAATTGTAATGGCTATTTTAGTAGCTTTATTCATTACTTCTCCTCCTCCGGCTTATATAGGTAAACGTCCATGATCTTAGTCTCGGCAATCGAGATAATTTTGTAGTCAGCTATCGTGCCTTTCATGCCTTCATCCAGCTTCTTTACGGCATCGCGTAGATTGGCAGCTTGTACTAAGACATTCGTATAGGTTTTCTTTTCCGCTCCGGAATGTTCGTCGAGAGTTACATATGCCAGTCTTGCCTTAAAGTAGGTATCAGCACTCTCTTCATTGGAAAAGAAAATCTCTGAGAAGTTTGCTTCCTTGACTGCCTTTACCTTGAAATCACCAGAGATAAAGGGAGTCATTTCGTTAATAATTCGAGCTTCCGCTTCTGTAAAACTGAGAGCGTCGACCAGATAAGGTTCATTGACCTTCTTGTTTTGTCCGTTCTCCATCGTCTTTTCGTAACGGATACGGACTTCAAAAAACATGTGCATTGCCATA